AACGCCAGCACGTTTTGCCGCTTCTTGTGATGCTTCAAACTCGAATGCTGCTTCTGCTTGTGCATTGCGGTCCGTTGGGTTTGCCATCGCACGAATTGCCTTCATAAGAGAGAAGTTACGAACTTCTTTCTTAGTCAAGCCGATTTCTTGCGTATCAAGTGGTTGGTTGCCAATTGCTTCAAGCAATTCACCGCGAAACTCTGCGAGTGAACGTCCTTCTGCAACTGCTTTATCTGCCATTTCACGCTTGTTGTGTTTTGCTGCCAAGCGATACATTTCGGCAGTGTCTTTGGCGGCGGCTCGTGCTGCATCAGCGCGTACCGCTTCCACGTCTACTTTAACTTCATCAGTCATCGTAGTCTCCATAGTTTTTGATTGAACAATAGGTTGGGCGGGTGGTTGCTCTGCTGCACGGCCTACCCCGACTGTCCTGTCTGCGGGTATGCTTACAACCGAAACTTCCATTGGTAGCCAATTATCAACGCGGTAGCTATTCGCGCCTTCCTCGACCATAGAGTTGACATGATAGCCAACAGAAATGTTGCGTCTGATACCATCAACAACATCATCGAAAACCTCTTTGGCAAGTCCATTTCTTCCGAAACGCACTGTCGCACGTAATCTCCGCGCCGAGCCATCAAGATTAACATCCTCTACTACACCAATTTGCTGGCGTGGATCATGGTCCAAGAGCAAAGGCATAGTGCCAGAACGCGCAAAGCTAAGATCAATGCTGCGCTCATTGTGATCTAATATTTCATTGCCAAAGCTGCGCTCAACAGGTTCTTCGCTTGAAACAGCAATTCTCACTGTGCGCTTTTCTTCGTCAACGATCTTATTGTCGAACATCATGCCGCGCGTTTTCATCTTCTCACGGCTAAAACGCTCTTTATCCTTGTAACCGCGTTCCGCTGTCTTAGTCAGCGTGGAAAAGCGATGTCCGACCATGCGGCCTGAAGCCTCATAACCATCCTCGCCCTCACGGTACACTTCAATCAAAGCGGCAGGGTCGTCTGCATCGCCGTTGATCGTAAATTCACTATCAGGAACGTCAATAGAACCGTCACGCTCAATTCGCTCGATCTTGCCATAGGCTTCGCCGCCAGAGCTATCCCAGCTAACAAAATCACCTACGCTTAACTCATCTGGCTCTGCGCGAACTTCATCAGTCATAGTTTCATCCTCAATATCTGGGGACATTGTATCAGATTTATCTACATCTTGCATAGAGCGTTCCTTTTCCAAGCGTTCTGCAATCCTTTTGCTAAATGAGTAACCAGCGTTACCGCCCCACAAATCCCATGCGATACGCCAAGCTGTAGGGCCACCATCTGCTTCTTTTGCAGAATAGTGCTCGGCTTTGTTATTCTCGTGTCGGCTGAAAAATGAGTACATGCGCTTTACTGTATCGTCCGACAAACTAGCGCGATTAACTATATCACGCGCACGCGCAACGCCAACAGCAGTGCCGCCACGACCATACTCCTTACGCCATTCTAGCGCACGCTTGGCGGCTGTGACCATCCCATCAGTCGGTTTGTAAGGCATCTTGACCCTCCGCTGGAACAGGTAGTTTATCGCCAAATGGCTGATAAGCCATAGTTAGGCCAAATTGCGCCGCTGTTTCGCCATCTCTTTCGATCTGAGCGAAGGTTTCTTCTGCATCACGCCCATAATTCGCCGCAATATCGGTATGACTAAGAATGCCGTTCTGCAAGCCAACAACAGCCGCGTTAATCTCCTTGAGAGGATCAACCCACTGGAAGCCACGTCCACGCCAAGAAACGTCCATGCTGAACTTAGCAAATTTCTGTGGCCCAGAAATCGGGATAAAGTTAAAGTTTATAACATGCTCAAGCCACATGCGGTAAAGAGGATCAAGGAAGTGAGCTATCATAAACCTATGTAAAGTCTTATAAAAATCACGCTCCTCCAATGCGCCTTGGCGAATTGATGAATAGCTCGTACCCTCAAGATCGTTTGCCAAAGAGGTATAACTAACACCCAAACCACCAGCGATACCCCGCAATATCGCCTTTTCAAAGTCAGCAAACGCAGATGTTGGATGGGTAGGATCAAAGGCTTGGAAGGTTACTCCCGCTGGCAATTGATGGAATGATCCAGCCTCTGCATCAAAGATTGGAACGGTATTATCTGGATCGTCAAAACCATCAGCCGTAAAGCCATCCCCCGCTGGCGAAGTGAAGAAACCCATTTTCGCAGCAGCCGTTCTAGCAGCTACAAGTTCTGCCTCACGATAACCATGAAGCATCTTCAATGATGATATAGCAGCAGCAGACCAAGGAACACCACGGGTTTGACCCGCCCTTTCCACGCGATATATGTGCATCATCTCATCAGCAGGGATAATTTCATATTTCCGCTCATTCGCTGGCAACATATAGTCGTAATCACCCTTGTGATACGTCAACACATGGTACGCCACAGGACGCTTTGTCCTCTTGTCTAACTCAACACCCATGCGGATTTGGTTGCCATTTGCCGCAAGTTCATTCTTTTCTTCATCAACCCGATCTGGCTCTATAATCTGCAAAGCTATACCGTGACGCAGATACGATCCTTTTACGACCTGCAAAAATACTTCGCCATCACGCGCCATGCCAGTGATGACATGATTGCACAAATCAATCATTGACATGCGACCATCTACCGTAGGCCCACCAATGCGCGAGAACTCCTTCCAAGCGCCCTCAACGATATTTGCACCGCCGCGATCCATGCTATTATCAGGATTACGCGCTTTGACTTGCAGGTTATACCCACCTTCGCCTACTACATTTGTGCGCAAAAGCTGCAAATAACGCCGAAAATACTCGTTATTGCGCTCTAAATCTCTGCTGCGATTGCGAATATCACGTAGCGCCCAGCGTATTTCACTGTCTGCGCTTCTATTTGATCCTATAAAATCCGCAAAAAGCCGCCCTTTAGCAGCAGCAGCATAATTACGTTGGCGGGGTTGTTTCTTCTGTCGGGTGAATATGTCTAAAATCCCCATCAAATAAACCTCACCTTAACTGTGTTTGACGTTGCCTTGCCACGCTTAATAAGCTCATTTTGGCGATGCTGGTGCAATTCAGCCTTGTATCTATCTCTTATCTCAAACAATTCCTCAAATGTCATTTTGCTGGCTGATCTGCCGCCGATACTATAAGACGACACATCACCACCAGCAGCCTTGGCTTCTAGTATTGTCTCAAGCAATGGCACCATCTTTTCCGCATGAATCCGCGGATCAGACTGATTTACGTCTAAATCAACAATTGCTGTAAATTCGCCACGCTCAATAACAAGCCTATTGCCAGATGATGTTTCAGTAATTTCTAGTTGCCAGTGATACCTGCCAGCAGCAAAATCGGCTGAAGTTGTGCTATCTACTGTAAAAAGGTAATAACCGCTTACTTCTGTCGCGGGTAACTTTATCTCATTTGAGCCGCCGCCAGTTATTCGTGCGACATATTCAGCAGAATGTGTGGCAGTTGGGTAATCAGAGGCTATATTCTCTTTTTTCCATTGGATAAAGTCGCCAACTACTATTTCAGTTGGTTCGCCCTCTGGGGCATTCGCAGCGTCAAAAAGATTAGCCATATTTATTTATACCCATGAACAAACGAATTACGCCTTGGCATAGAAAGGCTACGTTTTGGCTGCATTTTTTTGGATTGTACCATATTTCGTGACTGATTAGCAAGATTATCAAGATTTAGCCCCATCAATTGAAGCGCAGCTAAAGCATAAACCCTACAGTCCAAGGCTTCATTGCGCTGCCTGACCTTAACCCACTCACGCCTTGGCCTTCCCTTAAAGTATCTTGTAACCTTTTTTTCAGAGGTAAGCATACGAAAATAGTCTTCACTGCGTTCTATTGGGAAGTGACAATATCCCGCACCTTCCTCAGTTATTTTAAGCCTAGCGAAGATCAATTCCTTGGCTGTATCTGTGCCAACAGGAAAAAGATTTATCTTACCAATATTGTTCTTTGATGGTTTGCCTATGATTGGCTTACCCTCACCACCAACACCCTTAATGGCAAAAATTCGTCTACCTGTACGCTGCCTGACATAATTATAAACTTGCTGCGTATAGTGACCCCCACTATCAATACAGCTTGCCCGAACCATCATTTCCCCACGCTTAGGATGCACAAAGGTCTGACATAATACCTCGTCAAGCAAAGACCAAAGCTCTGCACTGGATGGATCGCCATATATTTCATCATACGCAATCGACCAAGTTTCCTCACCCTTGCCAACCCCAAGTATCTCATAAGCAAGACGGTCATCTTGCACGTCAATACCAGCGCATAATACTAAAACACCTGCTGGTACATTATCTTCATAGTATTCTTTGCGCTGAAATAGATCATATTCATCTATACGCTCGCCTTCTTCTTCATAGCATTCGCCAAGAGTAGTATTAACCCAAGCCTTTAATCGCATTGGATCATGCTTCGATTGCAGAAAATCAGTGACAATATCTTCTAGTGGCGTCCAAGGCGAATATAACGCGGAAAGATGAAACCCTGCTGTTTTGCCATCACCTTCAGCCGTGGCTTTCCATTCTCCATATCTGATTGCCTGAAACCGCTTTGCATCACCCCACAAGCTACCGCAATGCTCACAGCAATATTCTGCTGTTGAGGCTTTGCCCTCTGTCCATTGAACATTGGAC